CAAAAGTCAAAGACTTCGATGCGCTTGCTAAGGCCAGAAAGAAGTCTGGCAAGTGAAAAGTATTTTATATTTTACTGCAGATTGGTGCAATCCATGTGCAAGGACTAAGCCTATTGCAGAACAACTAATCAATGATGGGCTTATTGATTTTACTTTCGTTGATGCTGATTCAGAAATAGAACTTGTTAATAAGTTTAAAATTATGGCAATTCCAACATATATTCTTATAGAAGATGGAATAGAAATAGCCAGAATGAATGGGGCAAAGACTAGGGATCAATTTTTAGAGTTTGCCAATCTTAATGAAAATAGTAAGGGATAGTTATGGAGCGCAAAGTATTACATAAAAATATACATTACTATGAAGGTGCTGTCCTAGACCCGTATGGCCTTATTGAAAAGATTGAGAGCATTGATCATCTACTAAGTGCTGAAACTGGAATATCCAAGTGGGCAGACTGGACTGCCTATCAATCAACATATGCTTTTGGAAAGCAAAAGATGATTAGAGAGCATTTCTTTAATAAAAATCATGAAGCATATAATGAATGCAGATACATTGAAAAAGAGATTACAGATGCAATAATGTTTGCATCAAAAGATTATGAATCTATGCATTTGGGCTTGGACATTGGAATGTTGTGCCCAATGTCAATAAGCAAGTATTTTGTAGGAAGCCAGATGGGAAAGCATACAGATACACATGATGACGATGAGGGAAAAACTATCTCAGTTGTTCTTTATCTAAATGATGACTACACTGGTGGAGAGATTGAGTTTGAAGACCAAGGTCTTTTGATAAAGCCAACTGCTGGAAGCATTATGGTCTTTCCATCAAGAAAGCCATACTTTCATGCTTCAAAGCCAGTACTCTCAGGAGAAAAGTATATTGTTCCAGGGTTTTGGGAAAATCGAGTTCAATTTCAAACTGGATGGCAAGATGAATGAGTTTGACGCTGTAGAAAAACTTGTTTCAGATGGAGGTCTTGAGGTCGTTGGAATAGACAAAGAAACTGGTGAGTTTATGTACAGACCAACAGATAAACTTAAAGATCTTGATTCTAAACTAAGTAATGACATGTCGGCATATTTTTATTCAACAACAATGAAACTTTGGGAAAAAGGATTTTTAGATATGGACATCATGCTTGAGGATCCACTTGTTAAGTTGGCTCCAAAATCTTTTGACACCGAAGCAATAAAGTCTTTAGATAAAAGTGAAAGAGTTGTTATGCAAGAAATTATAAGAGTTCTTATGGGAAAAAAGTGATACAATGAATATTGGGAGGGTAAATTATGAATAGTTCATATGTTGCGATAGGGCTAACAATATTTATGATGCTCTCTATATTTATTTATTCTGTTTTACTTAAAAAAAATACAGGCTCAAAAAGTTATATAGTTAGCCAGTCTATGCTTCTTTATAGATATAATAGTACAAAAAAATATGCAAGAAAACTTGTTGTAAAAACACAGTCAGCAAAGCATTATGATAAAACAAATGTTAAGGTTATTATTCTAGATAGTAATGCATACTGGATAAAAGATAATATTTTTTATAAAGCACCCCTAGTGGGCCAATCAATAGACAAGGATTTGGCAGAAGAAGTTGACACTATTAGCATGGATAAGGTACAATTAGATAAGATGCTTTTTATAATGGATAGACTAAGAGAAGGGATTAACGATGATAGTAGGGGTTCAGGGGACAAATAGTTTTAATAACTACAACATCTTCCTAAGATCAATGGCCGTTGCTCTTTCTGAGTTAGCAGAAACAGACAAAGAGTTTTTAGTATACTCTGCAGGACCAAACAATATAAATATGATGGCAATGGAGTTTGTCAACTTGTCTGAAAGAGGAATGAAATCAAGAGGCAAGTCCATAAAATTTTTCAAGGTCACACCTGATTGGCTAGAAGAAAATGTAAAAGATATTAATCATTTTGCTTTTCTTTCTAACCCAAAGGAACCTGTTTCAAAGATTGTGCACTCATCAAAACTTAATAATATAAATACAAACGTATATACATTTTAATATTGTATGTACCCAAACTGTGCGAAGCACACAACAGAACGGAAACGAAATGAAAAAAATTACTTCTTTAGAGACTATGGAATCAATAGTAAAGAATAACAAGCAACTATCTTGGGATGGATGGACAGTTGTAGAAATTTTTCCATCAGACAAAGCATATTTCTCAAAGTTTGGCGTTTATAAAAATAACAAGTGGCAAATGAAAAAAGAATTTATTCCTTCTAGTCAAGGTTGGGAAATTCCAGATAAGTATGTGAAGTAAATGAATAAGCATAAATGGAAAGATGATGCAGTATGCCTGGACTACGATACAAATTTATTTTTTGATAAATATGAAGATGATGAACTTCTTAGGCCAGCGATAGATGCTTTGTGCTCTTCTTGCTCAGTAAGAAAAGAATGTTTTTCTGTTGGCATATCTGGAAAAGAGTGGGGCGTTTGGGGTGGTGTATACTTAGAAAATGGAGAAGTGTCTAAAGAATTTTCTAGTCATAAAAGCAAGGCTGACTGGGGTAAAACTTGGCAGTCACTAACAATGGAGTAATATGTATACTGATGAAATGAAAAGAGCGTTTAGATCTTTAAATCCTCCTAAAAATTTTTCTTTACAGATTATAGACAATGATAACTTTTTAACTGTAAAGGCTAAAGAAAAAGATTTTATGTCTTTGGAAACAGTAGAAATGAAAAAGCAGGCAATAGAGTATATGATTCGTGTAAAGAAAGCATTAGAAGATAATGGGGCTATCGTTTTGCTAGTAAGAGAGGGTGGTATAGAATTATGATTGAGTCAATATTGGTTGGAACTTTTGTATTTTTAACTTTGTTATTTTTTTCTTTGTACATTGTTCAAATTAAAAAGAATCGTACAATTTTAGCAAACACTATACAACTTTTAATTATGCAACAATCTATGAACGATGAGAATAAAACAGATGAAGAAAAATCTAATGAAGCATTTTTAAAATTTGTTTCAGATTCTAGAGACTGGGCATATGAATACATAGATAATGTTCAGGAAGGATTAAATAATTTTATTAATGATATTGAGCATGAAATAAACTACTTTGACGAGTATGGAGAGGTTGGCTCTGCCTATCCACACTACCATTCGATGAAAAAAATTTCTGGGGCATACAAAGAACTAAAGAAACTGCTACCAGAAGACTATGATAGAATAGAGTAATGATCGTTCTTAAGCATACAAAAAATCTTAACCTATCTATATGTGAAGAAGAGTTGTGCGAGGACGAGAGTACACAGGTATGGGCAAATTCTGAAAGCAGAATTGTTGACCTGTGCGATTTACATTATAGCAAAGCAACAAATATCCTATAGGAGGAAAATCATGACACATCATAACGAAACAAGTTCACAGATCAAGGCAGCACTGGCATCATACGGACGATCAGTACTTGGTGCAGCAACTGCTCTTTACGCTTCAGGCGTGACAGATCCACAGACACTTGCATACTCACTACTTGGAGCACTTGTTCCAGTAGTATTGAGAGCAGCCAACCCTAACGACTTGGCATTTGGCAAGATGCCTTCAGTTGATGAGGTAGACAAGGCAGTTAAGTCTGCAAAGGTGGTCAAGAAGGCCGCAAAGAAGGCTCCTGCAAAGAAGTCATCTGGCGGAGGAAAGACAACTAACCAAGTAAAGTAATTTTACTATAGACTGGCAGGCTTGTTATTTGACAGGCCTGCTTTTCTATGCTATAATATTTATACCTGCCCAGTATTGGGGGGAATTAAATTATTCGCTTGAAAGGGGAATAACATGGTAACAAAGTACGCTATGGATCTATTCAATGATCCTTTTTTTATTGGCTTCAACAGAGAGTTGAGTCGCCTAAATACAGCACATAAAACAAACTCACAGTCATACCCTCCGTATGATCTCATTAAACTAGATGAAGATACATATAAGATTTCACTGGCTGTCGCTGGTTTTTCAAAGGACGATATTGATGTTTCAGTAGATAACGGAACATTAATTATCAAGGGTGAGATTGTTGAAGTGACAGATGCAGAGGTAGTTCACAAGGGAATCGCAGGAAGAAAGTTCGTAAGATCTTTTGCACTGGGAGAGTATATGGAAGTAACTTCTGCAGAACTTAAGGACGGAATGCTACATATTAATGTAGTTCGTATTGTTCCTGAAGAAAAGAAACCCAAGTCTATTAAAATTAAGTAGTATAATAGATAACATTCCGATATAAGACTTTAAAAGGTTTTACAACGGATGCTCTTATTAGAAGAGAGTTGGCAGAAGTCAAATCTTCGTGGCTAATAGACCTGAGCAGTCGTCTATAAACTGCTTATTTATCTTGTCCACCAAGAAAGACTGTATCTGGTTGTCTTAAGTACTTCGTTCACACCGTGCTCGTATTCTTTATTGCCAGGGTGCATGACTAAAGATAAAGCCTTTGGCTTAATTGATAGATTTTTTTGAGGATAGAATATTTCTCCACCTTCATATTCATCGTTAATATACACAACAAACCCATGAGTAATTATTCTTTCTGATGGGTTATATTGAGGATGGTTTGGGCTAATTTCATCAGTATGCACACCTAAGCCAGGACCAATTCTCCTAGATACAGAGTTTATAGGCAAAAAGTAGAACTCTGATATACCATACTCTTTAGAAAATATAGGCTTAGATCTTTCCTGAATCATATTGAAAAAATCTTTATATTCTTGATACCTATCATTAAGGTTTTGAGGGTCAACCCTTAACTGATTTCCGTACCACTCCTTTAAGCCAGAACCATCGTTAGAGCCATCCCATAACTTTGGGTCTCCAGTCGCTAGTTCAAGTACAAAATCAGCCTCAGCCTGACTTAAAAAGTCTTCTACAACTACTATTTCATTATTAAATGGTCTAATTATATTCATATAACCATTATACACTACACAACTCTATGCTATAATGGTTATATGCTAAAAGAAGGCGATTTTGTTATGGGTTCAACATCCGAGGGAGTAGTCCACGGAGTCGTAGAACACATCATGACAGAGGGCGGAGTATATGGAGTTCCTGGAACAGAGTATGCCATTCAGTCAATGCCACCAGATAATCCAGCAATGGCTGTTAGAATTTACGAACAAGAAGATGGTAAGTGGGAGCCAACTGCATACAGTATTGGTATGATGTATCAAGATGCCACTAAGATAGATATGGAAACTCATTCGATGGATTCAGAAGTAGAGATGGCAATGTACGACTCGCAGGTTGGTAAGTCTTACAAGGAAGAAGAAAAGATTAAAAAAGAATACGAGGGTTGCGGATGCCCAATGTGCAAAGAATTAAATGTTACATGTGAAGAATGTCCACAGTGTCAATCTGGAG